CGGCAGGCCTGGATCAGCAAGACCGGCGACACCGGGCACTCCGTCATCATCACCCAGTTCGCTGACAATTACCTCGATGGCGGCACGGTGACCTGGGTGACCGGGCTCAACGCCGGATCGTCGATGGAACTGAAAACCTACCTCTACAACGGCCAGACGGTCATCCTCTGGCTTGGCATGAAGTACCCGATCGCTATCGGCGATCAGTTTCTCTACTACGCCGGCTGCGACAAGCGCCGCGACACCTGCGTGAACAAGTTTTCCAATATCCTCAACATGCGCGCCGAGCCGGACATGCCGGGCATGGACGTGACGTTGATGGCGCCCGAGGCGACCTGATGACACGCGAGGAAGTGGTGACCGAAGCACGGTCCTGGGTGGGAACCGCATACCGCCGGCGAGGACGCACCCCCAGCGGGATCGACTGCCTGGGCCTGCTGATCGTCGTGGCGCGCGCCTTCGACGTGCCGCACATCGATCACACCGACTATGGCGACTGGCCGGACCCCCAGCATCGGATCATGCGCGAGTTCGACCAGCGCCTGAAGCTGATGCCGATCAATGGCAGGCTCGCCGGCGGGATCGGCGTGTTCAACCAGCGCGCGATTCGCCTGCCGGCGCATGTCGGCATTTTCACCGAGAAAAATGGCGTGCCGGCGCTCATTCACGCGCGCCTCGATGCGGCGGAGGTCGTCGAGGAATTCTACCGGCCGCATGACCCGCTGGCCGACATCCGCCTGATCCGGCTTTATGCGTTCCCCGATCTGGAGCTCTGATCGATGACGACCGGCGGCAGCAGCAGTCAGGGCACGCTTGGTCAGCAAATCGGTCCGACGCTGTTTTCCGCGGCCGGAAGCGCGGTCGGCTCCTACCTTGGCGGTCCGGTGGGCGGCGCGATCGGCGGCATGGCCGGCGGCCTGATCGGCTCGTTGATCTTTGGCCGGGTCAAGGCCAAGCCGCTGGTCCCCGATCTCAACCTGATGAATTCGGCCTACGGCAACCCGATCCCGATCATCTGGGGCACGGCGCGCCTGCCGGGCACGGTCACCTGGCTGTCCGTGGTCGAGATCAAAGAGCATGGGGTCGGCAAGGGCGGCCTGAACAACACCGCCTATTCCTACTGGCAGGACGGCTCGATCGCCTTTTGCGAGGGCCCCGCGCACCTCGTGAAAATCTACCTCGACGGCAAGATCTTCCTCGACAACACCAATACTCTCGGGGAAATCACCAAGGACAACAAATACCATTTCACGGTGCGCGAGTACAAGGGCACCGAGGATCAGTTGCCGGATTATCGCTATTTGCTCTGGCTCAAGGGCCAGGACAAAGACGGCCAGGGCACCGGCTATCGCGGGATGTGCTACCTCGTGTTCCAGCAGATCGACCTGCTGGGCTGGGGCGGACGGTTCCCGCAGGTCACCGCGGTGTGGTCGACCAACGAAGACTACACGACGTTTTTCACCCAGATGTCGCCGATCCCCGGCATTTCGCACGACACCAGCACGCTGGGCGTCGCCACCGACTGGCAGCGCAACGTCAGCTATCAGATCTCCACCGACGGCACGATCCGCACCTATGACCTCGCCACCGGGCTCAACATCGCCACCAATCCGTTCTGTTTCCCCGGCGCGCAAAGCATCTCATGTGGCAACGGAACCTACCTGTACGCCTGGGACGGCAGCCGGATCGGCGTCATCGACCCGCTGAACCTCAAGCTGATCAATACCATCGACTATAGCGTGCCGTTCTTTGGCATTCGTCTCGGGCCCAATATCCGCCAGCTGCATGTGATCAATCTTGGCGTGGCCAATCAGGCCTATTCCACCATCACCGGCCAGCTCGGCACCGGCGACCTGTATGTCGCGGAGAGCATCCTGGGCGATCTGGGCGGGGGTGGCGGCACGATCACCCTGGGAGAGGGCGTGGGCGGCCCAGGAACGGTGGGTGGCAGCGGGGGCCTGGGTGGTCCATTCGCCGGCCCACCCTTCCAGCCCAGCATCCCGGGCGGCGGGATCATCCGCATCTACAACGATGCTTCCCAGGTCGGCACCGCGAGCAATCTGACGTTCTCAGATTTGTTGCACCACGTTAACATCGCGTTCGGCAACCACGACTTCCCCAAACAAACGACCGATGTGTGGTTCACCAACACGTCCGATTTCGACGCCACCGGCACGATGGCGCTGTGGCGCTACACTTCCGATACGCCAAGCGGATCCTATTCGGAATATGGCGGCATCATCAGCGTTCGCCTTGATGTCAACGAGCCATTCCTTTACCGCGAGTTTCACGCGACCGATTTTGGCTACGAGCAGGAAACCGGAACCGCCGCCGGCATCGGCGGGCTGCTGTTCGATCCCTCGGACGAAACGCTGATCATCACCGGCGCGCGCTTCGCCCCACACTTCGTCACCTTCAAATACGACCCCGCGACCAACGCGATCGTCTGGTTCCAGCTCGATCCGCCGCCCACGATCTCCGGGCCTGTGATGAACTGGGAGCTGAGCCAGGGCCGCGCCTTCAATACCTTCAACAACTTCAACGTGCTCACCGATTTTCGCACCACCTCGCTGAACGCGATCGATATGCTGACCGGCGAGGTCAGCGACAGCCCGGTGGCCTTCGCCGATGGCGGCCGCGCCCAGAGCCATGGCAACGGCAACTACAACAGCAACTCGAACACGCTGGTGTTCGTCGATCAGGCGACGAACCTGCCATGGGTCGCCACGCTGTTTCGCAAGCCCGGGGTGGAAGTCCCGGTCTCGCATATCATCACCGACATCTGCGGCCGCGTCGGGCTCGACAGTTCGATGATCGACGTCTCGATGGTCACCTCAACGGTCTGGGGCTATGCCATCACCACGCCGAAATCCGCCGGCGCGGCGCTGGCCGATCTTTGCCATGTCTTCCAGCTCGACATGGTCGAGAGCGACTACATCCTGAAGTTCGTCCCGCGCGGGCAGGCCGTCGTCGCCTCCCTGATCCAGGATGAACTGGCCTCGATCGATCCAGGGGATGGCTCGAAATACTGGGTGCCGCGGCACACCCAGGAGCAAGACATGCCGCTCCTGCTGAACCTCAAATACGTGGACTTCGATCTCGACTATCAGCCCGGCGCCACTTACGCCAAGCGAACGATCCTGCCGGTCAACACGGTCTTCAGCAAACGCAAACTGTCGATCGACCTGCCGATCGTCGCCAGCAATTCCGAGGCCACGCAGATCGCCGAGCGCTGGCTCTACACGATGTGGGCCGAGCGGGAGACCTATCAGACGCTGCTCTCGCCCAAATACCTTTGGCTCGATCCCACCGACAATATCACCGTGGTGCTCGACAATGGCGACAGCTACACCACGCGCATCGAAAGCACCGAGATCGGCGCGGACTTCGCGATGCGACCGTCGCTCGCCTCGGAAGACGCCACCGTCTACGGCACCTCGAGCTCGCGCGGCGCCGAGTTCGGCAGGATCCCGCAAACGATCACGCAGGCGCCTTACGGTGAGCTGCTGCAGTTCAACGTGCCGCTGCTGCAGGACAGCGACGATCTGGGCAATGTCGCGACCCGGGTCTACTTCGCGGTGGGCTCCGCCAGTACCGGCTGGCGCGGTGGCTCGCTCTACAACGCGATCGACGGCGCGACCTGGAATTCGCTGACCACGCTGCCACGGGCGATCGACTGGGGGCACACCAGCAACGCGCTGGGCGATACCGTGGCGACGTTCTGCACCGACTACGCCAACACTCTCACGGTGGTCTTCGCGCCCGGTGGCGCGATCCCCGCCTCCTGCACCTATTTCGACCTGATGAACGGCGCCAACGCGGCGCTGGTCGGCTCCGAGATCATCCAGTTCCAGACGGTCACCGATAACCTCGACGGAACCTACGAACTGAGCGTGCTGGCGCGCGGCCGCCGCGGCACCGACTGGGCGACCGGGCAGCATCGGGTGGGCGAACTCATCATCCTGCTCGAAGCCGGCGCGCTCGGCGGCTGGCGCCTGCCGCTTGATCAGATCAACCAGCGCGAGCTGTGGCGGCTGGTGCCGGTCGGCTGGTTTCTCGACCAGGCGCCGGCGCGCCCGTTCAAATATCTGGGCTACGATCTGATGCCCTATGCCCCGGTCAACTTCACGCGGGCCGTGGTGGGGAGCGATCTCGAGCTTGGCTGGGTGCGGCGGACCCGCATCGGTGGGCTGTTGACCGATGGCCTCGATACCGCGCCCCTGAACGAGCAGAGCGAGGCCTATGAGGCCTATCTGCTGGATGGCCCGGCCCAGTTCGTCAATTTCAATCCCACGCCGTCGGCGACCTCGCATCGTTACTGGCGGCTGCTGATGACGACGAAATCGCCCGGCGTGACCTTGTATGGCGTGGCCGAACTCGAGTTCCGCGTTGTCGCCGGCACCGGGCGGACTTTCAGCGGTGGCACGGCGAGCGACGCGTTCTCCGGCACGCCCAATGATCCCACCACGTTGCACGGCGCGAACGCCGCCACCGATGAGAACCCCGCCACCTGGTGGGTCGGCAATTTCGGCACCGGCGACTGGTGGATGTACGACTATGGCCCCGGCTCGGGGATCAATGTCGTCGAAATCATCATGACCGCGCCTCCGGATATCTCGGGCAGCAACGCGCCGGTCGATTTCACGCTGGAATATTCCGATGACAAT